CAACTGCGGTCACTCTGGTCAATGCGCCAGTGATCACTACATATCAGACACTCGATGGCAAGGCTTACAAGCACATCGATGATCAGTGGACTCTCAACATCTCACTTCTTGCAGACTGGGGCGCAACCTCATCACTCTTCGAAGCGATGTGGACTGCATTCACTTCATCTCCAAATACTGCACTCGCATTCACACTCGTATCAGCAACTGGTGCATCATTTGCTGGCAACGTCTTTCCAGTGGCTCCAACTGCTGGCGGCGCAGCTCCAGATGCTCAAACTGATACCTGGGCGATGCTCTGCTCAACAACACCAGTCTTAACAATCAGCTAATCGAAAGAGAAACGGGAGCACAAAATGAAACTGAACATCGAAGTCACATACCAGTCTGGTGAAGTCGCCACTTATACGGCGGCTCCACCGGAATGGCAAAAATGGGAGCAGAAGTCAGGATTTACAATTCAACAAGCCGAAGAAAAGATTGGAATTTCCGATCTTCTCTTTCTTGCATATCATGCTCACAAGCGTGAAGCTGCTGGTAAGCCAGTTAAAGGCTATGAAATCTGGTGTGAAACAGTGGCCGATATTGGAGCAGGTGAGGCAAGCCCAAAAGTTATGCCGCCGGAAGCTTAAATCGATTGATTGTGGAGCTTGCAATAGCGACACAGATTCCGATGAGCGAATGGGTCACGGCGGAGCAAATTCTTACGGCTTTGGAGATATTGGAGCGACAAAATGAGCGACAAGGTTGAAATTGCCTACGACAAGGCAGACCTTCGTCGCATCACGTCGGCGTTTAAGGCTATGGACGCAGAAGCTACTGATGCAGCTAAAAGAGAATCGTCAGCTTTGGCAGAATTTGCTCAGGGCAAAATTCAGCAAAAAGCGACCAGTCGAGGCAAGGCCGCCGACCGAATTGCCAGTGGCTCCCGTGTGTCGAAATCTTCCAAGATTGGCGAACTCTCTTTCGGCTTCGTAAGTCAGAAATTCTCCGGCGGTGCAACAACAAAGGATCTCTGGGGCGGTACGGAATTCGGATCCAATAAATTCAAACAATTTCCAATCTGGTCAGGCTCTACGGGACGCGGTTCAACTGGCTGGTTTATTTATCCGACACTCCGCGCAATACAGCCAGAGATCATTGACAAGTGGGAAAATGCTTTCGACAGAATCTTGAAGGAGTGGTAAATGGCCGGACAATCGCGCACACTTAAACTCTCGATTCTTGCTGATGTAGATCAGCTTAAGAAATCACTTGCATCAGCAAACGGAGACGTTGATAACTCATCATCAAAGATGGGCGAATTTAGCAAAAAGGCAGGGCTGGCATTCGCAGCCGCCGGAGCTGCTGCTGGAGCTTACGCCGTCAAGCTTGCAGTCGATGGAGTCAAAGCCGCGATTGAAGATGAAGCTGCACAGATTCGATTAGCCACTGCGTTAAAGAATGCCACTGGTGCAACGAATGAAATGATTGCATCGGTTGAACAACAAATCCTTAAAACATCTTTGGCCACAGGTGTTGCAGACGACAAACTTCGTCCAGCTTTGCAAAGATTATCGCTTTCAACAAACGATGTGACAAAGGCTCAGGATCTTCTTAATCTTGCATTAGATATCTCTCAAGCTACTGGCAAGGGCTTGGATTCTGTAGCTAATGCACTCGGTAAGGCATACGACGGCAACACGGCAGCTCTTGGCAAATTAGGCATTGGACTATCAACGGCAGAGCTCAAGGCTATGTCATTCACAGACGTTCAATCAAAGCTAACTGATCTATTTGGTGGAGCTGCAGCAGCTAACGCAGAGACATTCGCCGGTCGTTTAGAGATTCTGAAAGTCACATTCGATGAAGCAAAAGAATCAGTCGGTGCAAGACTTCTGCCAATTATTCAACAACTTGTTGAATTTATTGTTAATCAAGTCGTGCCGGCACTTGGCAAATTTGCTCAGTTCTTTAAGCCAATTACTGACGCAATAAAAGATAATAAAGAAGAATTTTCAGACTTGATTTCATTTATTCAGAAATACGTTGTGCCAGTTCTTGTCACAGGCTTAGGTGGAGCATTAAAAATTATTGCTGGACTAATTGCTGGGCTAGTAAATGGATTTGGAAATTTAATAAATTTCATTTCACAAACTCTCAGTAAAATACAAACATTTGTTAATTTCATTAAAAATAATCCAGTCACTCGATTCTTTGGTGGTGGAGATGATGGCAAAGGATTACGAGCCGGCGGAGCAGAATTTGACCCAACTATGGGCGGTGCTACAGGCACTGGTGGCGGTGTTGGCACTGGTGGCGGTGTTGGCACTGGTGTTCCGACATTCTTGGGAGGCAACGATCCACGCACATTCACAGGCGCACCTCTTGAAGCATTTTCAATCGGAATGCAAGCTGCAATTCTAAAACGTGAACAATTGAAGGCAGACACAGAACGATTGAGAAACCAACGCGAAGCTGATGCTGCTGCTCGATTAGCGGCAACTGGTGGGCTTTCAACGGCAGAGCGAATCAATATCACAGTCAATGGCGCAATCGATGCCGAAGGTACGGCTCGCACAATCATCAACGTTCTCAATGATTCGTTCTATCGAGGCACTGGCGGAGCCGGCGCACTCCAGGCAATCTGATGACTCAATGGGCGCCAGTCTGGCTCGTAACAATCGAAGGCGTTGAGTACACCAACGTCGTTCTAGCAAATCTTTCAATTTCGTCAGGACGCACAAATATCTACACTCAAGCGCAAGCCGGCTATTGCACAATCAACCTCATCAATCTCAATCTTGGCGCTATTACTGCCGAAATCAATGATGCAGTTTCAATCCAGGTCAAAGATACTTCTGGAACGTTCGTCCCAATCTTCGGCGGATCTATCGTGGACGTGGCGGTGACAGTTTCACAGGTCGGTTCAGTAGCAATCACTCAGGAAATAACAATCACGGCTCTGGGGGCACTTGCAAGGCTTCAAAAGGCCTTAACTGATGGTGTGCTCTCAGTCGATTATGACGGCGACCAGATTTATACGATTCTTTCGGATCTTCTCGTCAATAACTGGTCAGAGGTTCCAGCAGCTCTTACTTGGGCGACCTACGTGCCGGCGACCGAGACGTGGGCTGATGCTCAAAATACTGGTCTTGGAGAGATAGATCGTCCAGGCAATTATGAACTAGCCAATCGCGGATCTAGTCAGACAATCACCTGGAATCTTGTGGCCGATCTTGCAACCTCTGGACTTGGTTATATTTACGAAAATGCTCAAGGCCAAATCTCCTATGCGGATTCGACTCATCGTTCAACCTATTTAGCCACGTATGGATACACCGAACTCGATGCCAATCAGGCTCTTGGTCGTGGAATTAAAATCCAGACAAAAGCCGGAGATATTCGCAACGACGTTTCAATAGTCTGGAAGTCTGGAACAGAGACGGCGACTGATAGCGCCTCAATTGCACTCTATGGAAAACTCGCTCAACAGATTACGACTTCACTCAATCACTCAGCCGATGCGACATCACAGGCCAATTTCTATCTAACGCTGCGAGCGCAACCTCAGGCATTCCTTGAAACAATCACGTTCGCATTGACTAATCCAGAATTGGACAACGGAGATCGAGATTCTCTGATAAACGTCTTTATGGGTCAGCCAATTTCGTTGGCAAATCTTCCAATCAATATGCAATCAGGAAATTTCTTGGGCTTCGTCGAAGGCTGGCAATTCCAAGCTTCTTTTAACGAGCTTTCATTGACTCTTATTGTTTCGCCACTTCCATTCTCACTTCAGGCGATGGAATGGCAAGACGTGAGTGTCGCTGAAACTTTCAACACGCTTAGCCCTACCCTTGACTACGCGGACGCGCTAGTCGTGAACTAAGGAGAAACAATGGCAAATCCAACAACAAACTTCGGCTGGGTGATGCCGACGAATACAAGTCTCGTCACGAATCTTCCGGCTGATTTCAACACATTCGGCCAGGCCGTCGATACAACTATGGCCGAACTCAAAGGCGGCACAACTGGTCAAATCTTGTCTAAGACAAGTGCAACCGACATGGACTTCACATGGATCACTAATGACGTTGGTGACATAACTGCCGTCACTGCTGGCACTGGTATTTCCGGAGGCGGTACATCAGGAGCAGTCACAGTTACAAACTCGATGGCTACTGCAATCACAACTGCGGGCGATTTAATCAAAGGTACTGGTTCAGGAACTTTTGATCGTCTAGGAATCGGATCAACAGGACAAGTCTTGACAGTAACTGCTGGTGCTCCAGCGTGGGCTACACCAGCATCAAGTACTCCAACTTTTGTTGGTTGCGCAGTTTATACAACTACAAATCAAAGCATTGCCAATTCGACTTACACAGCAATTAATTTTAACAGTGAATCTATTGATACAGATGGCTTTCACTCAACAACAACAAACACCAGCAGAATCACAATTCCAAGTGGTAAAGCGGGAAAATATCTCATTACTTTTCATGTCATGTATGACCCAAATGTTACGGGTTCTCGCTCAATTAACGTCAATAAAAATGGATCATTATTAATGGGAAGCGGTGAAGTGCCAGGTAACGCAGGCTCTTACGTCTATAACAGCGGTTCATTTATTGCTGATCTAGCCGTTGCCGATTACCTTGAATTTATGATTTACCAAACATCTGGCGGAGCTTTAACAGTTTATTGCCGTGATAGAGAAAAGCCATTCCAAGTCGAATACTTAGGAGCATAACAAATGACACTTTGGGAACAAATTATGGCCGTTTATCCAGAATTGACTGAACTAGATTTCGGTGGATTTGGTTGCATTGAGTTGCGCGATGATTCAGATGGTTTAGGTGCTTGGATTGTCAAATGGGAATACTCAAAGCCAATTCCAAAAGGTCTTAAATTAGGCAAGTGAGTAATTATCCAGACGGTACTGCTGCACGAATCATCGAAGTCGCACTGGCTGAAATCGGAACGGTCGAGACTGGCGAGAATTTGACAAAGTACGGCAAATTTACAAAGGCCGATGGATTGCCCTGGTGCGGTTCTTTCTGCAACTGGGTCTTTCACACTGCCGGCGTCAAGATTCCATCAATGGTTTCAACGGCTGCTGGAGCTCATAAGATGAAAGAACTTGGACGCTGGATTGACGATAAGCCGCAGCTTGGAGATTTATGCTTTATGGACTTTCCACACGATGGCATTGACAGAATTAGTCACATTGGAATTGTGGTCAAGGTAGGTGCGACCAGTGTGCTTTGCATCGAGGGCAATACGTCAGGCGATGGAGATCAACGCAACGGTGGAATGGTGATGCTCAAGCAACGCTACATCGGAAAAGAAATTGTCGGTTTCGCTCGCGCTCGTTTAGCTGCTTATGATGGAGAATATCCAGTGGTTGAGCCAATCCAAAAGGTAAAGCCAAAGGAGAAAAAGAAATGAAAGATCTCAAAGCTATGGCGGCTTCGTGGGGACGAAGCTTCTTGAGCAGCTGCATCGCCGTTTATTTGGCCGGTGTAACAGATCCAAAAGCAATTGCCGGGGCAGGTGTTGCTTCAATTCTGCCAGTGATTCTTCGCTGGTTAAATCCTAACGACGCGCAATTCGGTAAGACGAAGTGAGTGTCGGCGAATGGACGGCGGTGGGTGGGCTTGTCCTTGCGGTGCTCACTGCCATCTATTCGTCAATGCGATTCATGGTGAAGTCGATCATGCGCGAATTGAGTCCCAATGGTGGCAACAGTCTCAAGGATCAAGTGTCTCGAATTGAGCAACGTTTAGATCAACTCATGCTGGAGATTGCTCTCAAGAAATAGACACGCCGACGTCAATCTTGAAAATGTCGGACATTGATGTCACTCTGTATGTGGGAGCATTCGACAAGGCTCCCACGGGAGCAAAAATGACAACAAGTGAAATCGGACTATTTGTCCTTATGGCAATTGCGTGCATTCTTTGGTCAATTGTCAGCTATTCAATCGGCTTTAAGGAAGGCCACAAAGAAGGCTATCAACGCGGCAGAGCAGTCGGTCGCCATATCTCAACTCAGGCGGTGGCCAAGTGAGTTTTCTAGATAACTACGAAGATGTAGCTGCACGGATTCAGCGATTTTGGGCGACACACAAAGATGGCAAAATCCACACGTCAATTATGGACATCAATTTGGAGAAAGGCTATGTCCTAGTCGAATGCCGTGTGTATCGCCATTACGACGATCAAGAGCCAGCAGGCATTGACTACGCATTCGGCAACGTAAACACTTACAACGTCCAGATGAAGAAGTGGTTCGTTGAGGACACAGTTACATCAGCGATTGGCCGTTGCGTAGGTCTAGTACTTGGATCTGACAAGCGTCCAACAGTTCAGAATATGCAACAAGTTGAGCGAATCGATCCAAAGATTGTTCAAGATAGCGCGAAGGATTATGATTATTGGAACACAAAACACGGAGACGTGCCATCATTTAAGACACGTGAAGAGGCAGAAGAGGCAGGCATTCCAACGCTAGGCGTGGCCATTGACACCATCAAAGAGACACTCGGTGGCGTTCAAGTAGCTGCTGCTCCTTTGTGTTCTCATGGCCACATGATTTGGCGTGAATCAAAGAAAGATGCTCCGAAATCTTGGGGCGGATATTTCTGCGTTGAAAAGGTCAAAGCCAAGCAGTGTTCGCCAGTGTGGAACGTTCTTGGATCTGACGGACAATGGCGGCCACAAGTATGACAAAGAATCGATTGATTAAAATCCTTGTGATTACAGAATGCATTCTCGGAATCTTAATGATTGTGATGGCTATCAAATGAGCGCAGTCACTGAAATCATCAACATTGACGAAATGATTGGCCGAACACTTATCGATGGCAAGGTTGTTGCAGAGTACAAAGTCGAGAATTGTGACAACTGCCAACACATTCGCACACTGGACAAGTCAGGCTATCAATACAACGTCGGGGGCGAACCTATCTTGTGGTTCTGTATCGAATGCAGAAAATGACAGTCACAGAAGCTGATGAATGGGCGATTCATAAACGCGCTAGTGATGTCATATTTGCACAATCTGGCTCACTAGGTCACGGCATTCAATACAACTCCAAGCTAAACAATCACGAACGATGCGTGGAATATGCCGAATCACTAGCTGCTGAAATGGTGGTGGCTAGATACTTCGGCCTGGACTACGACATCAGCGACAACAAGGGCAAGCGACGGGCAGATGTGGGTCAAGGCTTAGAAGTTCGCTGGACTACTTACACCGGCGGAAATCTCATCGTCTATCCATACGATCGAGATGATGATGTGGCCGTGTTAGTGGTGGGCAAGTCGCCGGTCTATTACATCGTCGGCTGGCTTCCAGTAGCCTTTGCTAAACGTAAGCGATTCAAGAATCCGCGTCAGGATTCCTGGTGGGTCGATCAGGGCAATCTCAATCCAATCGACACGTTGGTAAGGAGCGGATATGCCACTGCTGCGATTTGATTGCTCAATATGCAAGAAGCTCTATGGTGATGGGCGTAAAGAACACCTAATCACTAAAGGAGCAGAGCTAACAGAACACGAATGGTTCGCTCAATGCTCCGGTTGTGGTGCATTCTCGGTCAAGCTAGTCGATGATACGTTGGTGGCTGGCCTTGAATAGTTATCCACAGGCTTATCCACAGGCACCTGTGGACGATGCGACACACCGGACTCAATCCTTGACACAATGTCAGGATCCATCGCTATACTTAAAAGATAATAAGCTTTTAAAAATAAAGATAAATAAAAAGAAAATAAATATAAAAATAAAAACAAATAAAAACTTATTAGCTATTCCTATGTCAATTCTGATCTTGACAATATCCACAACAGTAGAAGCAAAAGCAGTGTCACAGACTGATTTGCTCAAGCTCTATGCACATTCTCGAATCGTATCTATGGAGCAGTTCAGCTGCTTCAATGCGTTGATCCAAAAGGAAAGCAATTGGAGAGTCGATGCACGTAACGGATCACACTATGGTTTAGGCCAGATGAAGAATGCTAAGTATGGACGACTTGATGGCTTTTCGATGGTGGACTGGAGCATTCGATATATCACGAAACGTTATGGATCTATGTGCAACGCATGGAGATTCTTCAAAGCTAACGGATTCCATTGATGCCAGCCAAGTCAGCAAGAGCCAATGGTGGCACACGTGCCTGGTCAAAGATACGTGAGCGGATACTGATACGTGATGGCTATCTCTGCCAATACTGTGGCAACGATGCAACCACTGTGGATCATGTGATTCCAATCAGCAAGGGTGGCACTGATGAGCCTGATAACCTCTTAGCAGCGTGTACGCGATGTAATTACTCGAAAGGCAATCGAACAGGCGTGTTTTTTGGACACGGCAGGACAC